CTGACACTTTAATTGCCTTCACAGAATGTACAACCGGACTAGTAGTAGCGACAGCGGCTTTGTAAATAGTATTAAGAAAACTAGTGACATCTCTAGGACACCTATGGGTAACATACCTACGCTCTACATTATCGACTATTAAAGTTCTTAACTCCTTAGGATAATCAAAATTCATGACTCTGTTTATAAACGGGATTTGCTTAGCATCACCAAAGACGAAGGCCTTTTTACAACCTGAGATCTTCAACGCAAAATTAAGTAAACCCGTATGGACCATCAGACCCTCGTCAACATAGACAGCGTCAAACTTGAAGATTTTCTTATTCATCACAAAAGAATCGAAAGTTCTAACGTTGTCACTGGTTGCCACAGGTGACTTGTGCAGGGCGCAGGCCCTCCGCCTAATCATAGCAGCCGCCTCCCTCCCGGGAGTCAATACTAGATCGGTTTTCCAATTGACCCTCGCTATAATTTCGGCGGTCTTTCCACAACCCGGCACTCCGTCAACTAACGTTATGTGAACCCCAGGGTCGACTATTGCTTCCTTATTTAGAACCTCTAAACTACGAATTACACTATAGACTTTGGTCTCAGAACAGACAGCAAATCGCTTCCAGTTTTTCTTATCAATTATAGGAGAACCAGATTCGTCATATGAAAGGAAGATTATGCGAGTGGTATCATCACTTGCCAGAACCACGGCCCATGCGTGCTTCTTCTCGGCTGGTAACAATAACCACTTGCACTTTTCGCAGTCATACAACCCGAACGTTTGCATACTCTCCTCAGTACCGTTCCAATCGCTCCGCACAATTCTCTCCAGATTACCCAGCGTAGAACCAAGAGAGGCCGATAAGTAATCAATATAATTCTTCATTTGCCTCTCTCGAATGGTCCCAGTGTAAACGACTGGAGTGATAGTCTTCTTCAACTTTAGATCGCTCACCTTAAAGAAATTCATGTTTGATAACCTCAAGTCGTCTTCCTCATCAAGCGGCTTCGAAAATTGGGGTTTCCTCACACAGATCCCCGACAACGGTAAGATAGCCTTACCCTTCTCTGCCCAGGTGGCAGGTAAAGTCATCGAGGTTCCGACTTTGTACTCGACCAGAGCCCCTTTATTGTTGCCATATTTAACATCAGCCCATCTCGCCATCTCAGGGGACATGTAAGAATGACTCTTGTCCGCCATCAACACTATATCCTCCATATCTTCAGTTACATCCATATCTTCACATGTATCTACAGAGGTATTGGATAACGCAACAGAAGCGCCCATCTCAGGAGAGAGCGTGCCCAGACCCGTTACTGTTACCCCAGCCTTCTGCGAAAAAATAGCTTCGATAACATGGCCAATTAGCATAGGATTAACATTCAGTTCCTTGCAAAATTCCTGGAATTTCTCTACATCAAATTCGACTCCACTGTAATTGTTTCTTATCTCA